CAGTCGTTTGGCGTGGACAACGAGCCGGACGATGCAGACGACGAGGACCTGGAAGCCATTCTGAAAGACCTTATCCAGCAGCAGAGTGATGACGGCGATTCGTAGCCTTAAACGGTCCACCGACATGGAAGAGTTGCTACGCAGCCTTCAGCGGCGTGGGCAACCTGGGGCGAGGGTGCCGGATTTGTCGCATGCCCGCGGCAGCGCGTTGATGGGTGCGTTGAAGACGCTGCACAAGCAACGTATGGAAGGTCTTCGTCTCTACATGGCCCTGCCCCACCTGGAGCCGTTCCATGCCTGCAGCGCGACCTGGCGGATCGTGGGCGGGTCGAACCGGTCTTCCAAGACGTTTTCCTGTACGGCGGAGGATTGTCGGGCGTGGACGGGGACCGACCCGTACGACAAGTACGTGAAAACCGGTGGGATGAGCCTGGTGGTCTGCGAGGACTTGGACGGCGTGATGCGTCTGTGGCGTAGTGCCACGACGCCGCAATTCAAGATCATCCGCGACGAACATACCCAGTTATGGCGGGCGGTTCGTCCGGACCAGAACGACCCGTCAAGGCTGGACCCCTACGACGACGCTTATCGCGAGAAGTGGCGCGATGCCCCGCCGTTTATTACCGACCGGATGCTCTTGGGTGAGCCGGCATGGGAGGACAAGCGGAAACGGATTCCTCGTCTGGTCCGTTTCAAGGCGAGCGGTTGGACGGTATTGTGCCGGTCTTCGAATGGACGAGCCCCGCAGGGCGACCACTACCACCATGGGCACCTTGATGAGCAGTTGTGCGACGAGACGTTTTACGAAGAGTTGAACCGTGGGCTGGTGCAACTGACGAACGAAGCGGACCAGCATCGGCCGAAAGCGGTCTGGAGTGCCACGAGCCAAACGACCAACGCCCAGCTTTACGATTTGTACGAAGCGGCCACGTCCGGGGCGAATTACGTCCGGTTCTTCAAGACCACGATTGACCAGAACCCGTACATGACGCCCGAGGGCAGGCGAGCGTTCTGGGAGTCCCTGGACGAAGACTCCCGTGCCGTCCGGTATTACGGGGAGTTTGCCCTGGTCAAGGCGAAGGTGTATGGGATTTACAACCTGGAGACGCACACGTGCGAGCCGTTCCCCATCCCGCACGATTGGGCCAGGTACGTGTCGGTTGATCCGGCGACGAACCATACGGGTACGTTGTTCGCGGCCGTGGACCCCGAGGACGAGCATGTCTGGATTTATGACGGGTTCGATCTGCCGCACAGCGATCCGGATCAGTGGGCGGCGGAGATTGCCCGTCGTCAGCCGGAGACGGCGTTTGAGGCGTTTGTCATGGACCAGCAGATGGGTCAGCAGCAGACGACGGGTTTGAAGAACAAGCGGACGGTTGCCAGCCAGTATTTCAGTGCATTGGAGCGGGCCGGGGTTCGGCCGAACCGGCTGGGTCCGTTGCAGGGGTTTTTTCCGGGTTGCAAGGATGTGCTGGCTCGCGAAAAGGCGTTGCTTTCCTGGCTGAACATTCGCGGGCTCGGGCCGCATACCGGGACGCCGCGTTTGCAGGTGTTGCGAGGGCAGGTGCCAGAGCAGTTTCATCACCAAATCAAGAAGGCCGTGGTGGACCCGAAAACTGGGAAGCGGGTACGTGGCCGCAGCGTCCAGTGCGACCTTTTGGACTGCCTGGAGTACATGGCTCATTTCGACCCGCAGTATTCGGAACCGGTAGTCTACGGCAAGCCGGCCGAGCCGAAGACGGTAGTCGATCTGTTCAACGAGAAGCGGAAACGGGACTGGAAGAGGAGACGCGGCCGTGTGGCCGCTTTAACGTACTAGCTTTACGCACCAGCTTTACGCACTTAGCCAAGAAGGAGAACGAAAATGCCTTTGGACAGTTACACAGGCGAATACGTGCCGCCACCTGTACGCGAAGGGATGCAGGTTCTGGTGTCTCGGGAGTCGAATTTTACGTCGCTTTTGACCGGGCAGGTTATCCGGATCAAGGCCGGCGGAAAAAGTGTGGATATCGCCGCCTGGAGCCCGAATGGGTCCAGTATGGCGATAGACATTTTCTACAACTGCATGCACCTGAGCGATCCCCGGGTGAAAAACAAGCCCGAATTGATTGACCAGGACATTCAGCGTGGCGTGTGGGATGTGGGTCCGGCGGAAAAGGACCGTCAGTACATGGCCCAGCGAATCCAGGAGTTGCAGGAGCGATGCAGCGGCATGGAGGTCATGTACCAGACGCTTGCTCGACAGGTGACGCCCCGACAGAGCACCGAACCCCGTTTCGAGGAACCTCGGGTGCCTTACCGGATCCCCGAGCCGGCCTACCCTCCCCCAGAACCAAAACCAGCCAACGGCGATGACGACAACCGGAAGCCCAGACGGCGTGGCCGTCCGCGTAAACGTCCGGAAACCTGATTTGGGAGGATGTGATCGTTGGAATGGCTTAAAAACATCTGCGACTTTTGGCTGAAGCAGGTCCAATACTGCCGGAAGGCCAAGGACCGTGATTTCGGCAAGACGGCTACGCAGATGTGGCAGTTTTATGAAGGCGAAGACCGGATTGTCGACGTTGAGTTGCAGGGCGTCGGCGACGAGTGGGCCGACGATCTTCCTGTGGAGCGGATGCACATCCGCATCAACAAGATGCGGCAATTCGTCGACGTCATGCTGCCTTACGTCTTTACGGACGTGCCACACCGTTTGGCGGCGCCGCGTCTGATCGAGTTGCCTCCGGAATTGCAGCAGTTCGCCCCGAACTCCGGACCGACGGCCGTAGACCGGCTTCGGGCCTATCTTATGGAGTCGGTGCTGAACTACCTGCCGGGCGAGTACGGGTACACGAGAGAGCTGAGGACCATGCTCCCTGAGATGCTGGTCAAGGGTCGTGGAGTGATGTGGGTCGAAATGGTCGACGGCCCGTACGGACGGATCCCGGCCAGCCATTTCGTTAGCGTTGACGACGTTCTTATTGACGCCGACTGCGAGCAGGTCCGGGATGCCGGTTTTGTCATCCGGGAACGCCATGTGAGCACAAGGTCGTTCTCCGAAGAGACGGGGGTGCCGGTCGAGAAGTTGCGTGGGACTGCCAAGAGCCATATTCAGCAGGCGGTGGAGCCGGTTTATCAGCCCGACCACGCAGCGGAAGACGAGAAGGACATCGTAACGGTGTACGAAGTCTGGTCGCGTATTGGCCTGGGACAACATCTCCGCGATGCGGCCGGCGTAACCGCTGTAAACCAGATGGCCGACTCCCTGGACGACATCGGGCGGCATTGCTTTTTACAGATCGTGCCCGGACTGGACTACCCGGCCAACATCGACCCGGAAGCGATGAAACTTCCGGACTGGCAGGTTCACCTGAAAACCGTGTCCGAATGGCCGATGGCATTGTTTGAGAACCCGAACAACCCGTTCCCGTGCGTCTTTTTTGATGTGTACCCGAACGCGAAGAACCCGTGGGCGACGAGTCCGCAGAAGTCCAGTTTCCCGTTGCAGTTATTCATGGACCGGGTGTACACGTTCGCCATGCGTGCGTTGCGGACTACAGCCCGGCGGTTGGTTATCACGGCTAAGGAACTGGAAGATAAGGTTAAACAGGCTATCGTCAGTGGTTTGCACGATGAGGTGGTGTATTACGAAGGCGAGCCAATTGAGCTGACGAAGCTGGTTCACATCCTGGAGTTGCCGCCGTTGAACGAGGATGTGTGGACCACGTTGGCCGCGGCCGAGCGGAAATACGAGCAGATTTCCGGGATGGACCCGCTTCTGGCCGGTGGTCAGCCGGAGAAGCAGATCCGTTCGGCCCATGAGAGCCACATGCGTCAGACGCATGTGACGAACAAACCGAACGATTTTGCGGATGCGGTTTTGGCGGCGGAGTCCGAGTTGGCATCAAAGGAAGCCCAGGCGTTGCGGCTGTATGTGGGACCCGACGTGGTGGCCCCGCTGTTCAACGAGCCGGTTCCGACCCCCACCATGCCGGAATTGCAGGCCATGTTTGACGTGGCGTTGTGGGCGCAGGTGGCTCCAGAAGAGTATCAGCAGTGGGCGGTCGGCAGCCCCTTGTCTACGCAGTGGTCCGTTCTGGTGAGCACGGACGATCCGGCGGTGGCGGCGGCCGAGATGACGTACACGCTGGAGGCCGGTTCGGCGGCCAGACGCAACAAGCAGCAGGCTCAGGAAAACGCCCAGATGCTCACACAGTTGTTGTTGCAGTCGTTTTTGCAGATGGCGATGCAGGGGATGCAGGTGGGCAGCCCGGAGATGGTGGCCCCGTACAACAATTTAATGAGTCTGTTGGGTGAGACTTATGATTTCCCGGCCAGCAAGATGCAACTTGCCCCGCCGGTGATGGTTCCACAAATTGAAGGCCCGCCG